GGTATCAACAACAAGGGCGGTCTATACCGCTGATCAGGAGGGTCTGATGGATAACACAATCAAAGTCGAAAGACGATCTGTGTATGGGGTAATGAAGTACTACCCTGTATGCAACAACGCTAAGTTGTTTGCGCGAATAGCTAGAACAACTACGCTTACCCCCGAGGTTTTGAGACACGCTCAGAGCCTTGGTTTTTTACTCTCGTTTGTTATTTTATCTGAAGGAGAACTCGTATGAACTTTGAACTACAAACCCCCGAGCATGTGATCAGCCTTGCTTCGTCAGGCATGATCGTCAACGTAGACGTTAATGTGTGGAGTGCTACTAAGCAAGACCGCGCTATCACTAATGAGGTGATTAACGCATACAAAGCAGATCAGAACAGCGGCCGCTTCACCAAGAATCTGTTAGCCAACCATCCCACGCACAAGTCGTTGGTCAATTATCGGCAGACAGTCAGCAACTGGCTTCAGCGTCGGACTTATGACTGGCAGGGTTCGTTGCGCTATTTGCCCACAGTCTCGATCGAGGTCTTTATGAAAGAGTATCGTGAGCATGAGGTCGCCTTCGCTAAATTGATCAATGAGTTTGAGACTCAATACCCAAGCATTGTCTCTGACATGGCGTTCAAGAATGGCGATATGTTTAACAAATCAGACTACCCTGATCCAAAAGATATCGGTGGTCGGTTCAGAATCAATCTGTATGTGACAGAGGTTCCAACCGCTGACTTTCGCAATAACATTGCGACTGAGATTGCGGAGGACTTAAAGCGTCACTACATGAAGCAAGCACAGAGCAAGGTCGATGAGATCATGCAGGACGCGGCGTCGCGTTTGGTTCTCTATGCAGAGCGTATCTCTTACGCATGCGGAGACAACGAGACAGAGCTGACCGATGATGGGAAGAAGAAGCGTAAGCGCAAAATCTACGATACCACTATCGAGCAGACCAAGGAGTTGTGCAATACGTTACAACATTTCAACTTAACTAACAACAAGGAGTTAGAGAACGCAAGGGTTGCGTTAGCAGAAGCATTACGGAATGTAGATGCAGAGGGGTTGCGCGATAGCGATGCTATGCGCATGAGTGTGAAAGCCAAAGTGGATGACGTGCTTGAGAAGTTCACTTTGAATACATCATTGTTCGAGGACTAATATGACTGAGTTAGAGACTGTTTTACTGTGTGCCTTGGGGTTCATGTTGTTTATGTACTACCGAGCCGAGCGCAAGGCTAAGTACTATCAGTTCGCCCTTGTTGCGGTTGGACTTAACAAAGCTACTGTCATTATCGATGAAGACGATAAGTCGTTCACTATCGATGTTGATGTAGAAGGTCTTAAGAAGCGGATCAGCTGATCCTGAATCATTAATTAACTGGGAGAAATCAAATGGCTAAAGTAAGTACAACACCAATGGTGTCGATCGATGAGTGTATCAAGTTGGTAAAGCACATTGGTGCGCACCTCACCCCTATGATTATGAGTGAGCCTGGGGTTGGCAAGTCTTCTATTCTGGAAGCGTTGCGCAAGGAGTTGGGTGAGGATGAGTATGACTTCATCTATGTTGACTGTCCTAACAAAGAGTTGATGGACGTGGCGGCTTCTATTCCGAACCATGCGTCTAAGTCTCTTGAGTATTACGTCTCTGATCTGTTCAAGATGGACAACGGCAAGAAGAAGGTCATCATGCTTGACGAGATGCTCAAAGCACCAAAGATGTTGCAGGTGTTGTTTACCCGCATGGTGCTAGAGCGTTACGTCGGTGATCGTGCGTTGCCTTACGGGTCGCTGATGTTTGCTACTTCTAACAATACCACAGATGGTGTCGGTGACAACATGCTGGCTCACGTTGCGAATCGTGTGTGTAAGGTACAGATGCGCAAGCCAACTGCAACTGAGTGGAATCAGTGGGCGGGTGCAAATGGTGTTAGTCGTGTGATTCGTTCATGGGTAGCGCGGTATCCCAAGGTCATGGCGTCGTACTTGGATGGTGAGCAAGAAGACAATCCATATATCTTCAAACCTAGTAGCACTACGAAACAGTTTGCGTCGCCTCGCTCATTGGCTCGGGCTGACATTATTGTGCGTCAGACTGACCTGATCGGTGAGAATGCCACGATGGTCGCACTGGCGGGTACTGTCGGTGAAGCATGCGCTAGAGATATGGCGGCTTTCTTGGCGCTTGAGCATAAGGTCGCAGACGTGAAGGACATTATCAAAGCGCCATTGACTATTGATTGTCCTAACGATGATGTATCAGCGTTGCTGTTGATCATGTTCCAAGCGATTGACGTTGTTCAGGAACACGATGAGTTGAGTAAGTTCATGCAGTTCGTTGACCGAATCAAATCATCAGAGGTTCAGTCTATCTTCTTTACGATGATGTTGCGTAGCAAGACCAAGCTTGCGCGTCACAACGATCGCATTAAGAAGTGGGCTATCGACAACTATGACTTGATGACTTAATAACAAGGAGAGAAGACTATGACTATTAATGCAGAGACAAGGCTTAAGAGAAGCCATATCAAGCTGATGAAGAGTAAGCATACCGCGTTGTATTCAGGCGTGATTATGCTAGGCGAATCGTCAGTAGAAGAGAAGGTCAAGACCGCATTCACTGATGGCGTTAACAAACGCTATGGTCGTGCGTTCATGGATGCCCTGAGTGACCCCGAGCATAACGCAGTTGTGTTGCATGAGAATCTTCATGTGGGATTGAAACATCTACCGCACCACAGGTCTAAGTGGAAGGAGAACAAGAAGCTAGCTAACATTGCCGCTGACCTTGTTGTCAATTCAATCATCAAGGATATCGAGTTGAAAGACCCGAACCTTGTGACTCTGCCTAAGTGTGCTATCTATAGCGCACAGTTTAAGGATTGGTCGTTTACCGAGATCTACAACTTCCTCAAGGACAAAGGTGGCAAGGGTCAGGGTGAAGGTGATGGCGATGGTAAGGGTAAAGGTAGTGGATCAGGGGGGTCTGAACCGCAAGATGGCGATGGCAACGAGTATGGTGAAGGCTTTGATGAGCATGACATGACAGGCGATGGTCAAGAGTTGTCTGAGCAAGAAGCCAAAGACCTCGACGAGCGTATCGACAAAGCCTTGCGTGAGGGTGGCATTCTTGCGGGTAGCATGGGTGGTGATACACCTAGAGCAATCAAAGAGTTACTCGAACCCAAGATCGATTGGCGTGAAGCGTTGCGTGAGTTCATCTCTGAGTTCTCTGTGGGTAAGGATGAGTACACATGGCGCAAGTTCAATCGTCGTATGTTGCCTAACGATCTGTATCTGCCTAGCACTATCAGCGAGACAGTCGGTGAGTTGATCATTGCTAACGATACATCAGGGTCTATCAGCAACGATGACTTGGCTGAGTATGTTACTGAACTGATAAGCATATGCGAAACCGTTGTACCGAGCGGAGTCCGAGTGCTTTGGTGGGACACTATGGTCGCAGGCGAGCAGAAGTTCACCGATGGTGAGTATCAACAACTGGCATCTATGTTAAAGCCCAAGGGTGGTGGGGGAACTAAGGTGTCAGCCGTAGCTGATTACATAAAGAAGAAAAACATCAATGCAGAAGCGGTGATTGTGTTCACCGACGGATACGTTGAGAACGATATCAAATGGGATATCACTACGCCAACTCTGTGGTTGATCACACAGAACAAATCATTAACTGTACCTAGCGGTCACAAGAAACTTATGAAGGAAGACTGACATGTTTGAAGATATTATCGGCAGAATCAATTACACAAAGCTTAACGAGATCCACAAAAGCGTAGCCCCGATTCGTGGACACAATGTGTGGCCTCTGGGTTTTAGGAAATACAGCGCAAGGCACTTTGCCCCAAGGAAGGATGGCTCTTACGAACTGTGGTATTGGAATCTTAGTTCAAAGAACATCACTGAAGCTGAGAAGTTGTCGCCCCTTGCGATCGTTCACTCTGACAACACGATTGAGATCGCTACAACTAGGACAATGTATCAGTCGGATTACTGGATGCTGAATGTCGGCATGGGGGATCGTGCTTTGTGGCAGAGTCCTAGAAACCATAATCCATTGATAGGTACATCTGTGAAGTATGGCGGTGAGTATCTTCAGTATTTAAATAACAGAAGGCTACCGCTCTTCAAAGGTATGCGTTGGAGTTTAGATACTGGTAAGTTCCATGACGATCATGGGTTCACTGTGCGCAAGTGGGTGGTGGATCGCAAACTGTCTGATGGTATCCGTAAGAGATACGCAGATCAGATCAAAGCTTGCAAGGTCATGGTGCGTCAGTTCGACGAGAAGGCATTCACTAGATTCGTAAATGACATAACAGAGGATGCTGAAGCGTTCGTTAAGCCACACTTTGATAAGGAGGAACTACAGATTCATTACGCGCATGGGATGGTGTGGGACAAACTGACATGGAATAGTGGGATTAGAGAGAAGATAAATCCTATTACCGAGAAGGTAAAGCCATACGTAATGGACATGGCAAACAAGGATCTGCTTGGTGCGTTGTATACATACGCCATATACAAAGGCGTTAGTGGTATCTCGCGCATGCGCTCTTACCCTGAGTGGGCATTGAGAAGGCTAGTGGAGTCGGGTGACTATGAGTTTGAGTTCATCTTGAATAAGTTCTTCTACGAGTTAATCAATGAGGAGAGTGCGTTCAAGGCGGTTACCTATGACTGCAATGACCCGCAAGCATCACTAGGCAAGTGGGGATGCGAGATTGAGTTAGCAAATGGTTCAATAGTTAAACAACTGTAAGGAGAGAGATATGTATTACGAACACGCACTTAAGTCAGAGATCGAAGCGTTCTTAGTCGATCAGCCCAAGCTGACGCAATTGATAGCGGAGACTAATCACAAGCTAGGTCTGCTTGCTATCAGTACAGTAGAGTTACCTGCGTTCAAGTGGAATGCCAAGCGCGACAAAGGTGTACGCATGGTAACGCCCAAGGGTATCTATGTTGCAGATCTATTCTTGCGTTTGAGCGAAGACGAAGACGACGATGCAAAGTTGTTTGCTATTTATTCACCCAACATTGACCGCTCGCGTATACCAAGAAACTACGATAGAGAATTCGGACATACCCGCACATCTGTTAAGTTATCTTCTTTGTTCACTGCGCTCAAGAAGGTCAATGAGGATATTACTAACACTAAGTATCTACATGAGCATATCAAGCGACAGAGCCGTCAGCTTCTAGGAGTGATTGCTAATAAGAAACATATGCCCAATAGATTGAACGATGCGTATGATGAATTTAAGTTACTAAACTTTGCTTTGGGTGTTGACACAAACTTGACAATCTCGGATACTGATCGCTACAAAAAGATTAGAGCAGAGTTGGAGAGAGACATGCAAGACGCAACTGACAAAGCAACGAACTACCATAAGTTCTCTGATGCGATGGACATACTATGCCCTCTTGAGTATGGCTATTACTTAGCGCAAGGGCGTGGTGACGGAGATCAGCAACTGGTATTAGAGTCAGAGCCTCAGTTCATTCACAGTCTTGAGAAGTACCCCGACTTAAAGGTGGCGACGCTCATGCTCAAAGAGATGGAGGTTGCTTCAGGCAAGTCCTTTAACTATCAACACTGGGAAGACTTAGGTATTGCCAAAGCCTACCGAGGTGGTAGACAAGTTGATCACCCTGTATTACTGATCAGCAAGGGCTGACATGTTATTAACAGCAGTAACGTATGGGAAGAAGCACGACCATTATCGCGTTCCGGTTCTAGTGTATGACAGGGGAGAGTTATACGAGGTATTCATTGGTGACACCTTGGTTCTCAGGTACGACAGAGAAAGGCTGCCGACTTGTATCAAGGAAAGGCTAGCAATGATCTCTACCATACCCGCCCCCGAACACGTTAGACAGGATCGTTTTGAAAGACCGTTTACTACCGATATCTATATCAATACGCATGACCCGCGTCTCAACGATATCGGCTGGCAATGGGCTAATGATTGTTATGTGGTAGTTATATCAGAAACGGAGGTAGATGAATTGAAAGGCGAAATGGTTCCGATGGGTGAATCTAGGATGGCATATGAGTACACCCGAAGTAAAAGTTAAGAAGGTCGTAAGCCAAGCATTGAAAGAGATGAAGGCTTACGTCGTAAAGCCGGTGACAGGTGGATTTGGCAACTCAGGTGTGCCTGATCTATTAGTTTGTGTCTCAGGCAAGTTCGTTGGTATTGAGTGCAAGGCGGGGGGTAACAAGCCAACCGCTTTGCAACTACACAATCTCAATGCCATTGAGTTAGCCGGAGGCATCGCGCTTGTCATTGATGAATCCAACATGCATTTAGTTGAACAACTTATAGGAGATAGATTGAAATGATGACTACAGAACAACTGCGTCGCAAGGCGAGAGTAATGTACAACAACGATATGGTTCCTGACTATATTAACAGACACAATCAACGCAAATGGGTTCGTGCCGTATTGCGTTTAGGTGATCGATGGCTGATTGCCAAACCAATAGGGAGACTCCATGCAGAGCAAAGCGGTTCTTGAGTTTTACTATCCTGAAGATGAGGACAAGCTATTGTTCGCGCTCAAGGGGCAAGAGATGTACAAGGCGTTAGCAAGTATCAAGATGGTCATGTCAGCGCCTGCGCCCAAAGCCGAGATGGTCAGCCAAGTCAAAACAATTCTTAACGAAATCTTTGCGGAGCTAGGGGAGTAGCAATGACACAACAACGAAAAATTGGTAATCGCCGAAGTATGAATGTTGGCGGTCTTATCTTTCATATACGTGATGATGTGGGTTTTGTGAAGATGGCATCTGAGTTTTATCTTTTGGGTAGCCAGACACAATTGAACCTGCTTGATGACTGGATTAATGCGTTAGAAGAAATGTATAACGCAGAACGTATGCAAGCTGGGACTCTTAAAGAGCGAATGTACCAACGTAGGTTGGCAAGACAACTCCGTGTTGTAGACGAGGAAGAAGAATGACATGGCCCTTCCCCCCATTTCCAAACCCAAAGGACAAGGGAAACCGAGTCCCGAAGTTCAACCCCGACAACCATGAGGATGCACCTGTATGAAAGACGATGACGACATTCAAGACTACGTTCGCCCTTGGGTTGGGCTGACAGAAGAGGAGATCGGCGAAATCTACCGAGTCGGGTGGGCAAACAACATGGAACTTGCCCGAGCCATCGAAGCAAAGCTGAAGGAGAAGAACACATGAAACTACTGACCAAGAAAGAATGGGCAGAAATTTGGGAGCAACTGGATATTAAATGCGACCAATTTAGCCGAAGATTCCAAAGCAAAATGAGCAGACTACATGGGTACGGTCATTACTACCGATCACCCGAAGAGCAATGGGAAGACGAAAAGAAAATTTTACAGCGACTTGTAACTGCAAAACTCAAGGAGAAGAACACATGAAGCTACAAGAAATAAAAGAGATAGCAAACGATACAGGCGTACATGCTGAACGTGGGTATCACCTTAAAAATTTTGCCAACCGAATCGTTGAACTGGACAGGCAACAGCGCACATGGGTTGGGCTGACGGATGAGGATTTGGGGTTCTTGTTTCCGCATGGAAAATCTGTATGGCTTCAAGAAACAGTAAAAATCATTGAAGCCAAACTCAAGGAGAAGAACACATGATTCACACAGCAGAAGATGACGAGTTCGCTCGTATTGAACACGAGAACGCTATGAAGGGACAGCCGTATTACTACGATGTTTATGTCTCGCCCTCACAGCGTAATAAAGTCTTAGAAGAAGTCGCCAAGGAGTTTGACAAGATGACTGCCTTTGGTGACACAGCCGCTAGTTTTGCAATTTACGTAAGAGGAATGAAACAACAATGCCAAGACCAAAACCCCCCGAGCCTTTAAAGGCACGATACGTACGTTTGTCTGATAAACAGTGGATTATTTTTAATCATTTCGGTGGCGCTGAATGGTTAAGAAACTCATTGGATAAGAAAGATCCGTTCCCTAAAACATACTATAAAAATATTTTCAAAAAGGAGGACAAACCCACTTGACAAATAAATTTTAACCCTCATCATAGCAATCCCTTTTAAATTTTTGGAGAAAGACAATGGCTAAAAAACTTAGCAAAATACAGAAGATCCGTAACTACATCAAGGATCACCCCGATGCAAAAGCAAAGGCAATCGCAGAAGCACTTAATACAACCATCCAGTATGTATATTCTGCAATGCATCAAGAGCGCAAGAAACTTAAGGCATCAGCTACACCTGATTCATTAGTTAAAGTGCAAGGCGTGACCATGAGCCAAGATGACAAAGCTAACTTGACTGACGAGCAGATGCGTCGCATTGTGTTCAATGCAACAAAGCCTAAGATCCGTATGCAGGGATCTATCGATGATGTTAATCATCCCCCACATTACAAGATCGGTGGCATTGAGACAATCGACATGATTAAAGCCAAGCTGACACCGGAAGAGTTCCGTGGGTATCTTAAAGGTAACGTCGTTAAGTACCTGACGCGAGCAGGCTACAAAGATGATGCAGGCAAAGACGTGGACAAGATGGTTTGGTACGCAACTAAACTGCAAACACTCTACGCTTAATTCATTCTTTTACACACAGCAGGGGCTAGCCCCTGCTTTTTTTGGAGTTCGCTTTGTCCCTAATTACCCTTGACTTCGAGACGTTTTACTCAAAGTCTTTCAGTCTGACCCGATTCCCCACAGAAGAATACATCCGCTCGAATGAGTTCGAGGTGATTGGCGTTGCCGTTAAAGTTGATGATGGCAAGCCTGTGTGGTACTCAGGCAACCGAGAGGCATTGCGTAAGACACTGCTGTCCTTTGACTGGCGCAACAGTACGTTGCTTTGTCACAACACCATGTTTGATGGTGCGATCCTTAAATGGTTCTTTGGTATCTCGCCCAAGTTCTACCTTGATACCTTGTGCATGGCAAGGGCGGTTCATGGCGTAGAGGCGGGTGGTTCTCTTGCGGTCTTGGCTGAGAGGTATGAGATTGGTAAGAAGGGTACTGAGGTTGTCGAGGCAATCGGCAAGTACCTGATTGACTTCACGCCCGAGGACTTGGCGCAGTATGGTGAGTACTGCAAGAACGACGTGCAGTTGACCTTTGACCTTTTCGCAAGGCTTGCAACTAAATTCCCCGCGAGTGAGTTACAACTGATAGACATGACAATACGGATGTTCACACATCCCAAGCTCATTTTGGATGAGCCTCTACTGCATGAGCGGTTAGAGTTATTGAAGAAAGAAAAGAACGAACTGCTGGCTTCGCTCAAGGAAAGTATGGAGTGCGAGGATGAGGAGGCAGTGCGCAAGAAACTGTCTAGTGGTAAGCAGTTCGCTGATGTACTGCGGTCGTTCGGTGTCGAGCCTAAGATGAAGACTAGCAAGACAACCGGAAAACCCACGCTAGCCCTTGCCAAGGGTGACCCCGAGTTCATTGAGTTGATTGAGCATGAGGACACATTCATTCAGCACCTCTGCGCTGTACGCCTTGGCACGAAGTCAACGATCGAGGAGTCACGCATTCAGCGGTTCATTGACATTGGCATCCGCAACAAGGGCGCATTGCCTATCCCTCTCAAGTACTATGGTGCGCATACAGGGCGGTGGGCAGGCTACGACAAGGTTAACTTTCAGAATCTACCTAGCCGTGACCCCAAGAAGAAAGCCCTCAAACGTGCGGTAAGAGCGCCAGAAGGTTACGTCGTTATCAACTGTGACTCTTCTCAGATTGAGGCTAGAGTGCTGGCTTGGCTATCAGGACAGGCTGATCTAGTAAAAGCGTTTGCAGATAAAGAAGACGTATACAAGATCATGGCATCAAAGATCTATAAGAAACCCATAGAAGAGATAAGCAAGGATGAGAGGTTCGTGGGCAAGACTACGATTCTTGGCGCAGGGTATGGCATGGGTGGTAAGAAGTTCGTGATGCAACTCAAGGGTATGGGGCGCACCCTTACCGAGTCAGAGGGTTCAACAATCATTGACGTGTACCGCGAGACTTATCCGGACATCAAGAACTTGTGGAAGGAAGGCGACACAGTTCTTAATAAGATGATTGCCAAAACCTTTGAGAAAGATACAAGCCTGTACTTTGGTGAACACAAGTGCGTCTTAGTAGATGAAGACGGGATTACCCTACCCAATGGTTTAGGTATCCGCTATAAGAATCTACGCAAGGAAGATGAGACTATTGTGTCCGAGGTGGAGGATGAAGCTGACGTAACTAAGAGCCGGACTGTCTATGACTCCCGCAAGGGTTCTGTATCTATTTGGGGTGGCACGTTTGTAGAGAACGTGGTGCAAGCCCTAGCAAGGATCATCGTGGGCGAACAGATGGTTCAGATAAACAAACACTATCAGGTTGTGTTGACTGTACATGACGCGGCAGTTGTTGTCGTTCCGGAAGACGAGGCAGAGAAGGCGGTCAAGGTAATAACTGGTCTCATG